TAATAAAGAAAAAATCTTTACATTTGATAAGTTACTTGATAAACTATACGAGAATAAAGTTTTAAACATCACGGTGATTGAAGACGTATCTTCCGCCGATGATGAAGATGTTTCTGTTGACATGTCAAAGGATACCATGACAATTATTAATGATGAGATTGATTCTCTTGAATTAGAATCTGATACTAGAGAAGGTGTTAAAACTATCGTAAGAGAACTTTACATGGAAAGTCTTTCACTATGAATATCTTTGTACTTCACGATTCGCCACTAACATCCGCACACCATATGTGCGACAAGCACATTGTAAAGATGCCTGTCGAAACCGCACAGATGCTTTCGACCATTCATCGAATGCTTGATGGAACAGAGTATGTCGATTATTCTAAAACTGGTCGTCGGATCAAGCGGTGGACGCATCCATATGATGAAGACATGCCAGATGGTAAGTTTCTGTATCATGCTACGATGATGAATCACCCATGTACAATCTGGGCCCGTGAAACATTGGGTAACTACATGTGGTTGGTTTCCCACGGACTTGAACTCTGTAGAGAATATACAAGACGATATGATCGTCGTCATGCGTCACAATCTATTATTGAATTCTGTAAGGCCTCTTGGCCCAAGAACATTGATCGAGACACTTACCACAAGGAAACTCCTTTTGCTCAGGCAATGCCTGATGAGTACAAGGTGGAGGGAGATGCCGTTAGTGCCTACAGAAAGTATTACATCGGGGAAAAGGCTAGATTCGCAAGGTGGAAAAAAGGTATCGGTCGTTGTGATTACCGAAAACCTCACGATTATCTACCCGAATGGTGGCAAATTCCACAGAAAGTTGCAGTATGATAACATTCAAGAAAGTAAGATTTAAAAACTTTGGGTCGTTTGGTAATGCGTTTACTGAAATCGATCTGGACAATAACAACATGACTCTCGTATCCGGCAACAACGGACACGGGAAGTCATTTGCTTTGTTGGATTCTATTACGTTCGGTTTGTTCGGTAAACCATTCCGTAAGATAAACATTCCTCAACTACCTAACAGTATCAATGAAAAAGACTGTGTGGTTGAGGTTGAATTTTATATTTCAGATGATCATTATCTAATCAGACGAGGACTCAAACCTAAGTTGTTTGAGATTTATAAGAACAAAATTCTTATCGATCAGTCAGCCAAAGCTAAAGACTACCAGAAAATGTTAGAAGAACAAGTTCTCAGAATGAACTATAAGTCTTTTACTCAAGTAGTTATTTTGGGTAGTTCTTCGTTTGTACCTTTTATGCAATTGCCTGCGGCAGACAGAAGAGAGGTTATTGAAGACCTATTGGACATCAATGTTTTTTCTTTGATGAATGTATTGCTTAAGTCTAAGGTCTCACAACTCAAAGAAGAAGAGAAGGAGTTAGAGTATGAAATTAGTATTACGAAGGAAAAGATCAAGGTTCATGAAAACCATATCAACAAAGTCAAAAAGAAAAGTGAAGAGTCCATCGAAGAAATTGAAAAAGATCTAGACACAATTTCTTCTGAACGTATCACTATCGAAAAAGACTTTAAGGATACATTCAACAAGCTAGAACAAACTAAAAAGTTTTTGGATGAAGAGAACAATATTTTCTCATCCATGAGTAAGATCAAAGGACTCCGTCAATCTATCGAGAAAAATATCAAGACTACAGAAAAAGATATTTCTTTTTATGAGAACAATAAAACGTGCCCCACCTGCACACAAGAAATTGTAGACAGTCATAGGTCAGAAATTATATCAGAGAAACAAAGAAAATTGAAAGACTTCTCTGATGGATTGTCTATGATACATGATAAAATTCTAAAGGTGGAGAGGAGTTATGTGTTAGTATCTGAAAAGACTAAAGAACTACCAGAACTCGAATCTAATCTTTCGAATATGAAAACAGAACTTTCTCTTAACGATGAACGTATGAGTAATGCGAAGAAAAGAATCGAGAGATTGAATACTGAAGATGATGAAGTAGAAGTGGGCAATCTAAAGAATCTTAGAGGTGACTTGATGAATAGAGAAATGGAAAAGAAAAGAAACATTTCTACCATGCACGAACATTCTATCGTCTCTAGTCTCCTAAAAGATAGTGGTATTAAGTCTAAGATTATCAAACACTACTTACCGGTAATGAATAAGTTAATCAATAAGTACTTATCTTCTATGGACTTTTTCGCTCAGTTTCACCTTGATGAAAGTTTCAATGAAACCATCAAGAGTAGGCATCGAGATGAATTTAGTTATATGAGTTTTAGTGAGGGTGAGAAGATGCGTATAGATTTGGCTCTTCTTTTATCGTGGCGAGAAATTGCTAGATTGAAGAATAGTGCCAATACAAACCTCCTCATCCTAGATGAAGTATTTGATTCCTCTTTAGATTCTCTAGGAACTGATGAATTTATGAAACTACTTTACAGTTTAGGTCGAAAGGTTAATGTGTTTATTATTACTCACAAGACAGATCAGTTGAGTGATAAGTTTGAACATTCATTGTTGTTTGAAAAGAAAAACAACTTTAGTAAGTTAACAAGTACCTGATAAATAAACTTGGAGAGAACATGGACTACCCCACTGCTCATAGATTTCCTGAAAGAAAAAACGAAATGAAATCCAACAACGTAAGAGAAAATTGGTACAGTGAACACCGACGAAAAGTTCTTGATAAGTTCAAGAAGGGAAAGCCAGATCGTTCGACGGTTAGGTCTTACGACTCCCCATCAGGTAATTATAAAGTAATTGTGACACCAGTTTCTTGGCTTAATAGAAGTAAAACTAAGTTTTATTATACGACCGCTAGTATCTTCAAAGATGGTAAAGAGATCTTTAGTACCCATAGAAACTCTTCAGATTTTCCCTTTGGTTTTATTGAAAATTGGCCTGATGGTAATGATTATTTTATGTTTGCCGAAGACTTACAGGGCAGAAGTGTGCTGAATCTTACTACAGGAAAGTGTCGTCATTATATTAGTGAGAAGGCTCAGAGAGGTATAGAGTTTTCTTGGAGTAAAATGCACCCATCCCCTGATGGTAGTTATTTAGCAGTTGAGGGAAATGTAAAATATAAACCAAAAGATCTATTAGACAACAAAGAAATAAGGTTCTATAAACTACCAAACGATATATACGATTTACCTTACGATGAGGTTGGGGAAAGGTACACTGAGTACTACGATACTTTCGTTTCTTGGACGGATGATTTACATTATTCGCTTGACAAGAAAGAAGAAAGAAGGTATAATGATGATATGTCAATTCAGTACATGTCTGACGAAGAACGAACCAAGTCCTTACAGGATGATGAGATTCGTATCAAGAAAGTAACTTATAATATCCCCCTATTCGAAGGAGTCCGTGAGGAAGTTTATTCCGAGTGGATTGATTGATGGCGACTAAGAAAAAAAGAAAAACTAAAAAGAAGACTAAGAAAGTAGTTGAGAAGGTTCTTCCCAGAAGATCTTGGGAGAACGGAGAAAATCCTCTAGGATTGAATACGATATCTACTTGTTCATATGATAGGTATATGAAACAAGCTCTTGAGATTATCTCAAATCACCTTTCATATCGGACATACAAATTAGCCCCGGCAGAAGAGTATCCACAATTTATTCGAGGTAAAGATCTGAGAGTTCAAATCTTCTGGAAGAAAGATTCTCTTTATGAGTTTATAATTGAACAAGCATTCTGGTTACAATCAAACAGAAACAAAGAAGATCGAAGTTACATGAGAGGATTTGCTCATGTACATCTGAAGATTGTTCACGATGCTTATTTGAAAGCTAAAGAGGGTCAAATTAAAAAGAAGCCCACTCGAAGGAAAAAGAAAAAATGATATTGGTTGATAATAGTCAAGTGGTTCTGTCAAGTATTTTTGCACACACCCGAGGTGATACTAAGAGTATTGATGAAAATCTTGTTCGTCATATGGCTTTGAATTCCTACAAGTGGATTCGAAATAGATTTTCGTCTGAATATGGTGAACTTATTATCTGTGAAGATTCTTCGAATTGTTGGAGAAAGAATTTCTTTCCCCTATACAAGGCTGCACGAAAGAAGTCTCATGAAAATGATGATAAGGATTGGCGAGCAATCTATGACACACTCACTAGAATCCGAGACGAGGTTCGTGAGACCTTCCCTTATAAGAACATGAAGGTAGACAACTGCGAAGCTGATGATATCATTGCAGTCATCACAAAACATTATTGTGTTTCTGAAAAGATCATGATTATTTCTGGTGATAAAGATTTTCAACAACTTCAAACTTCAGACAATGTACAACAATATTCACCCATTCAGAAGAAGATGATTGTATGTGAAGATCCTGTGAGACATTTGGTTGAACATGTTATTGCTGGAGATAGATCTGATGGTGTTCCTAATATTCTTTCTGATGATGATGTCTTTATGGTAGAAAGTAAACGACAGAAACCTTGCGGCAAAAAGAAGATTAGTTCTATTCTAGAGGATATAAATAACTGGAACACAACCAGAAATTGGGAAAGAAACGAAACTCTAGTTGACTTGTCTAAGATTCCAGTGTATATTGTAGATAGAATTTTCGACGAATGGGAAAAACCAACAGAAGGTTCACGATCTAAGATTTTCAATTATATGGTTGAACATAAGCTAACTAATCTCATTGGGGATATACAGGATTTCTGATATGAAAGAAACGAAATTTACAGATGAATGATTTTCAATATTACGACGATGACTGGGAAGACTTTACTAAGTCTACAAAAAAGACTAAAAAGAAGTCTAGAAGAAACCAAAACAAACAGTCCCTTAAAGATTATAGTAATATGTCAATAGATGAAATTGAAAATGATATTGATTTCTGGGACGGCGAACAGGAGGAGATTTAATATGGGTTGTAACTGTGGAAAAAATAAAGGCAATGTTAAGAAGACTTTATCAGAAGCTTTTAAAAAATCTCAAGATAAACATAACGACATTTCTGTTGATTCTGATAGCATTCCCCAAATACAAGAACAAACATTTCGAGATGGTAATAAGACTATAATACGAGTAACACAAAAAAATAAAGTTACCGAAGAACCAAACACACCATCATTTGGACAGAAAGTCAAGAATTTCACTAAAGCTATAGCATCTAGAGCAACTAAGGGGAAAGCTTCAGATTCTATTGTGGAACTTAGACAACTTTCATGTCATGGAAATTCTGAAATTCCTCCGTGCCCGTATAGAGGAGACAGTGCTGTTCGAGAAGGTTTCTACTTCTGTACCGCATGTGGGTGCGGTGATAAACCCATGACATGGTTGAATGATCTTGAAGGTGAAGGTTCGTATACCAAACTACATTATCCTTGGGTTTCATGTCCTGTTAGGAATCCCGGATTTGGTGATTATAAGTCTTATGAAATAGAGTCAGAAGAGGATAAGAAACCTTTGAAAGAAGGAATGAACCGAAAGAAAGTTATTGAAGCTTATTTGAAAGCTACTGGGAAAGATATTCCCGAACATCCGGCTGCAAAGCCAAACAATGGAGAATGATTATATTATGACAACTGTGGAAATTAATACTATGAAAATGTCTAGAGAAACGTTAGAGTACCTTAAGAATTACTCTACAATTAATTCAAACATTATTATCGAACCGGGAAATGTT